AAAGCCATGGCCTTGCATCGGACGATAGGAGCGCTCGAATACATCCTTCGGGCTCCAGCTGATATAGCCGGCGTGGCGCGAGTCGTTGGCCTTTCCGCCGTCGACATACTCGACCAGATAGCCGTCATCTGCTCCGTCTTCGTTGTCCGGCAGTTGCCAGCCGCGGTAGTCGTTGTACGCCTGGCGGGTCATCGGGCGCGCATGGATTACCTTAGTGCCGATGTACGTCTTTGTCGTGCTCATTGGGCTCGTGCTCCTACGGTTGGTTGTTGCGTTAGCGCCATCGCCTTGCTGGCCGTTTCGGCGCGCGTCTGCTGTGTTTCGGCGCGCAGGTTGGCGATCTCCGCATCAACCTTTTGCGCCTTGATGTCCAGATCGCGCTGCTTGAGGGCGCGGTCGGCTTCCTTGTCCTGCAATGCGGCCATCGCCTGCTCAAGCTGCGCCTGCATCTGCTCTATCGCCTGCATCATCTGCTGCTTCTCGGGATCGGGCTGCGTCCCCTCTTCGCCCAGGCCCAGCACCTTGCGCGCGAGGTCGGCCATTTCCTGACGCTTGGGGATCTCGGTGGACTCGAGGTAGTACGGCACCATCGCGGCCTGCAGTTGCGGCGGCAGCGACTTCATCACCTCAGCCAGCATCGTCATCGCTTGCGCACGGTAGGCCGGCGTGCTCGGCACGTCCGACAACGCGACCTTGAACAGCACTTTCGACACGTCGTTCTCGCGGTACTCCATGCCGGTGAGGCTGTCGATGACGGGGCGATTGATCACGACGGGCTTCTGCTTGCCTTCCTCGCCCGCCATGATCGTGACTTCCTGGCCGGCGAGGTCTTGCGCGATGAGCTCCAGCAGCCGCTGACCGACCAGGCGCCGCGCGTAGCGGTAGTTGTCGGTGATGTCGGCCTGCATGGTGTTGCCCTGCTCGACCAGCCCCTCAATAGCGCGGCCGGACTTTGCACCGTCCGTCGCGCCCAGCATTGAGTTGTAGATGCCGGCCACGCGCTGCATCTGCTCGCCCGCGTCGCCAATCACGTTCCACTGCTGCGCGGTGAGCGCGAGGTCGTTATCGACCTTCACGCCCTGCGGGTTGCGCCGATTCGGGTTCGTGATGATCATCGCGTCCGGGCGCGCAACTTCCTCGGCCAGATCGTTGAAGTCGTTGTAGTCCTGGTCGAGCGCGTCGGAGTCCGCCTCAACGCGCTTGGCCGCGAGCAGCCATTGCAGCTTCGAGCGGCGGGCGTTGATCTCCTTCTGGAGTGGGATCAGGTCACGGATGATGCCGTAGGGGACGCGGCTCTTGTCCTCGCGGTAGCCCCAGAACGGCACATATGGCAACGAGTTCTTGCCGTAGTCCTCGTCCTGCAGCTTGTGCGGACCGACCCACAGCGACACGCGCAGCTTGGTATAGATGGCCTTCTTGACGGTCGCAAAGCCTTCATTGACCGCGAGCACGTGGACGGGATTCTTCTTGTCGTACTCGACCGTCCTGCCATCGGGCAGCGTGATGACCTTGCCCGCGACCGGCACGCGATACCAGACTTCGCGCAGGCAGACCATGCGGGTGTCGGCGTGACGCCAGTCCTGATCGTACCAACCTGAAGAGGTCTCGGTGTCGTAGGCCCGCGCGAGGTTGTCGTCCATGTGGCGCAGCTCCAGGAACTCGGGCGCCCAGCCAGATGCCGCGGCGCGGATGAGCGTGGCGTCCTCGGGAAAGTAGGCGCAGACGGTCTCGACCGGGTACCACTTCTCGCGCACGACATATCGCGCGTCGGACAGGTCGCGCTTTCGTGCGTGCCAGTCCCAATACATCTCGTTGCGGTCCACGTCCTCGACGCGGTAGGGGTAGCCGAAGGGATCCGCATTGCGCGTGACCGCAGCCCAGCCGATGCCGGCCTTGATCTGGCTGGCGAACGCCTCGGAACACGTCATATCCGCGCCAGTCTCGCGCTCGGCCTCGAACAGCTTGGCGCTCATCGCTTCGCACAGGTCTTGCTGCTCGTCGGAGTCGGCCTGCACGCGCCAGTCGGCGCGCGTCTTCGCCTCAAGTCCGAGCAGCGAATTCACCAGCGGCTTGATCTGGTTGATCACGATCGGCTCGACGCCGCGCCGGGCGTATTCCTCGCGCTCTTCGACCGTGAGCTGGTTGCCGTCGTAGAACGCCGCGCACCGATCACCCTCGATGCGCCAATGCGGCTGCTTGCGGATGTCTTCGACGATCTGCTGGTATTGCAGCGTCGTCATGCCGCTGGTGTCGGGGGTGCGTTCGTCTTTCTCTTGCATCACGGTCGCGCTTTAAGGGGGTTTGCGGCGGACTGTGAGGCAGATCAAGGCTTGGGGGTGCCCTTAGATCACGCTGCTCGGCCTGCGCGCGCGACGCTCGCCGCGGCTGGACTTGAAGGACTCGTCAACTTCCCTTGGCATCATGGGCACAGCCTGGCCGATGTACCGGAACATATCAGCGCCGTGGCTGAACTCGTCGTGCAGCGGCCCCATCGGCTCGTTCGTCTGCGCGTGGATCGCGCGACGGTAGCGCTTCAGGCACTCCAACAGTCGGCCGGTCTTGTTCTGGTCGAAGTAGCAGCGCGGGAACATCATTCGAGCGGCCTTGATGCCCTCTTCCACGCTGGTCTGCGACAGCACGATGGGCTTGCGGCCCATGTCGATAAGTTGTTCCTCGGTGCTCTTGCCGGTCTGGAAATTGCGCGTGCGCCCGTCGTGCGGCAGGTAGTCGTGGCCCCATCGGAACGGGCGCTGCTCGATCTGCGCGACGTACCAGTCCAGCGTCCGATGAGAGTCCACGATGTAGTCGATGATGCGCACGTCCATGGGGCCGCGCTGAACGAAGCCGATGGTCATCGCGTCGTTCCAACCGAGATCCCACACGGTATGCGCCGGCAGCGTCGGGTCATACGGAACCAGCGTCACGCGGCGCTCGGTGTACAGCGCCTTGATCTCGTGCTTGTAGATCGCGCCTTCGGCAACCGGGCGCGGCTTGCCTTCCCAAACGTGCTCGTAGTCCTCTTGCGACTGGCTGCGCTTGGCCTTCAGGCGCTCGTCGTTGAGCACGCCGGGAAACCACGGGTTGTCGCGCCAGTTGATCTCGCAGACCCAGGTATCGGCGGATGGCGTGGCGATGAACCGCTGGTAGGTCTCGTCGGTCTCCAGGTCCGGGTTGAGCGTCGCCCAGATTTCGGAGTTCTCTTTTCGGATCGTGGGGATCAGCACATCCCATGACTTCTTGCTGACGCCGTGCGCCTCTTCAACCCACACGATGTCTACGCCCTCGAACGACTTGATCGAATCGACGGTATGGCTCTGCAGGCCGGAGAACAGGAACAGGGAGCCGTTCTGCCCGCGTATCTCGGTGTCCAGCACCTCGAAAAACGACTCCAGGCGCAGTCGGACGATGTAGTCGCGCAGCAGGCGATGCACCGAGTCCCGCATGGACTTCTGCACTTCGCGCGCACAGAGGATGCGCAGCGGCTTTCGTGCCGCCATGTCCAGCAGCACCTGGGCAACGCCGTGCGACTTGCCGCCGCCTCGGCCGCCGTGCATGACCTTGTACCTGCGCGGCTTGTAGAGCGGCGCCAGCGCAGCAGGCAGGGTCAGATCAAGCTGGATCACTCGTCATCGCTCCGGGCTGGCGGGTTCACGAAGGTGACGGTGCTGGCGACTTGTACTGCGCCTCCGTTCGGGCCGGAGTGCGTATTGTCGATCCGGTCGCGCCACAGGTCCGGGCGCCGGTTCTTGAGCCAAAAGATGCAGGCGGTCGTATCGGGCGGATAGCGCTCGATGTACTCGACCTGATGCTCGGCGCCGGTCTTTGCGTCGGCGACGATCTTGACGGCCTTGTGCTCGTAGCCTGTGGCGCGGCGGAAGAGTCTTTCAGCAACCTCAGCATCAGCGGTCTCCTTGCCTTCCTTTAGGGCCTCCGAAAACTCCGGGTGATGCTGCTTCCATAGATTCAGTGTCGATTCTGCCACACCGAAGAACCCGGCAAGCTCCTTGTCGGTCGCACCGAGCCGGCACAGTTTCACGGCCTGCTGCGCAAACTCGGCCCGGTAGCGGCTCGGCCTCCCAGGTTTTGCTTTGGCCTTTGGCGCATCGGCGCCAACAACGGGCTTCTTCTGCGCCATGTCAGCCCTCCATCCGATGAACCCGGCGCGGCGCGCTCGGGGGGGAGGGTTTCGGGGTGGGGAATAGCGGGTGCTCTTGCGCCTGCTTCACGCGGTACTCCCTTCTCTCTTCCTTGCTTCTGTTTTTTCCTCGGTATGTCACGATACGTTCCTCGATCATTCCATTCCTGACGAGCCTGCGCAGCGCGAATGCGACGGGCCGATAGCTCCACGAGTACCGGACGCCGTGCGCACGCTCCAGTCGCCAGGACAGTAATGCTGCGATCTCGATAGCACTGAGCCAGCACTTGATGTCCTTGATTGTCCAGAGGGCGAGCCGGTCATTCAGCTCGGTCATTTGCGCTGGCCGCATAGACTCACCCCAGCTTGGCGACGGCCGCCTCGGCTGCGGCCTCAGATGACAAGGCGCGCAGTCCCGCCATCCAGTAGCGCTCCATGCGGAATGCCTGAATCTGCGCCTCTTCCAGCGCCTCGGCGCGGGCCTGCGTCTCGTCAAACACATCCGGGTCGCAGCTTGTGCTGGAGCCTGTGACGCAGTAGCCGTTTTCGAGCGTGAGGCAGCAGGTCACGATGCTGGTGCCGGGGAAGCGGTGGAACTGCTGGGTGGT